GCTTCATGGTCACTTGAATTGGTCAGTGGTTCCGCTTCAGATGCATACGCATTTGCAGGTTTAGGTTTCATTGGTGACTATGATAACGCATCCACTCCATGGATTCAGTCGCAGACGGTTGGTGGACAGAAACACAATTTGTTTAAGGTTCATACGTTTAGTGACGGTAACGCATCTAACAGCGAGGTTAAGGTATCTATTACGAGCACCAAGCCAGCGGCACCTTCAGCGGATGATCAGCATGGCGTGTTCAGTCTTGCAATTCGTAAGTTCTCCGACACGGACGCTCGTCAGACAATTTTGGAGCAGTTTGATAATCTAAGTCTGGATCCAGACAGTCCAAAGTATATCGCTCGCGTTATTGGTGATACCCGATTTACTGTTGATAGCAATGGTGATTTGGTAGAATCAGGAGAATGGCCATCTAAGTCTCGATTTGTTTTTGTCGAGATGGTGGCTGGAATTGAAACCTTGCCAGATACNATTCTTCCATCTGGATTTGGTCCTTTAAACACTCCTATTGGTGGCGAGGCTCTTACATCGGGCAGCGGCATTCCATCAGCATCATATGTAACAACCCGTTTTGCAGTTCCAGTCGGTGGTAGTGAAGCGGTCGAGAATACAAAAATCCATTATGGATTTAATTTCGCGGATGCGACTAACCTAACATTCCTCAATCCAGTTCCAGCTAGCTCTTCGTTGGATGCAAGTAGCTTTAGCTTGGAAGATTTGACGGGCATCAATCTCGTTCAGTCGGCGGCATCAGGCGGAATTGCAGTAACTGGTTCGACGCTACGTAAGTTCACCGTCCCACTACAAGGTGGTTTCGATGGTCTAAATCCAGCGAGAGTATTGGCAACTCAAGAGGATATTGCAGCAACGAATACTCAAGGATTTGATTTGTCACTATCAACTACTTCTGGCTCTGTAGCATTCAAACGAGCAATTGATATTGTTTCGAATCCAGAAGCATTCGACATTAACCTCGTTTCACTTCCAGGTGTTCTACGAGAACTTCACCCATACGTTACGCAGCTCGTAATTGACATGTGTGAAGATAGGGGCGATTGCTTCTACATCATGGACAATGTTGGATATGGTTCGAACGTTGATACAGCAGTTAATGTTGTAGGCGGCATCGACTCAAATTACGCTGGTGTATATCACCCTTGGATTAAGATTCTAGATGTGAACACTAACAAGAATCTTTGGGTAACTCCTTCTACGGTGTTGCCACAGGTATTCGCATTCAACGATAAGGTAGCAGCTGAATGGTTCGCACCAGCAGGTCTAAACCGTGGTGGAATTACAGCAGCACTTCAGGTCGAGAAAAGATTAACGAAGGATGACCGGGATGTTTTATATGACGGTCGGGTTAACCCAATCGCATTGTTCCCAGGAACAGGAATTGTGGCATTCGGTCAGAAGAACTTGCAGGCGAGATCTTCGGCATTGGATCGAATCAATGTTCGAAGGCTTCTAATCGCAGTTAAGAAGTTCATCGCTTCATCCGCTAGATTCTTGGTGTTTGAGCAGAACGTTGATTCTACGAGACAACGATTCCTTAACATCGCTAATCCATTCTTGGCATCAATCCAAGAGCGCAGTGGTTTATTCGCATTCCGTGTCATCATGGACGAATCAAATAACCCAGCAGACTTGATTGACCGTAACATCTTGGTAGGTCAGATATTCCTACAGCCAACGCGAACCGCAGAATTCATCAGCTTGGAGTTCAATATCCTACCAACAGGTGCAACCTTCCCTGAAGGAGCATAATAAATGATTAAGTTGAAGGACCTGTTGACTGAGAAGCAAGATAAGCTTCGGGATAAAGGAGTAGCGGTTGCGATGGTCAATAAGATGCAGAATGAGATACGTAACGCCCGCGCTGCAGTAGATAAATCTCTACGACGACTTCCTAACAACCTCAAGCATGCGCAAAAGCATGGCTACGAGAGTGAACTTATGGAATTTGTAGATGCTCTTCAAACTGCTTCCAATGCATTACGAGCTGCAGAATAATGTTTGATATTAAACAATTTTTAACAGAAAATAAAGTGTATCTACATGAAGCATTTGCCCGTGGAGATAGAGTGAGAATTAAGTCTGGAAAATATAAGGGTATAGAAGGCACGGTTAATTATCCTGGAATTCAGGGTCCGTTTGTTAGTGGTAATAAATCTTTGGGTAAAAAAGGAGATGTGTCTGTTGACCTAATGGTTAAAGGGAAAAAAATACTTCTACTCATTCCACCAGCAGATTTAGAGAAGGTATAAAATGCTATATAGTTCTTATCGTGGTACTGGTGGCAGCTTCCGAGGTAAAACTTGGAAGTTATCTAACGGCTATACACGGGCTTGTAATTACAAAGGTCAGCAATGCACGTTCAAGCTTCAGAACGAGGCTTCACGGTTCGCCGAGAAGGGGAAACCAACAGTAAAACAATTGAATGAAGCTGTGAAAACTGTGAACGAAGCATCAAGAGAAGTAACAATGCAAGCAGTTAGAACCAGAGGTGAAGCCGAGAGTATGGCACAAGGCGCTCAACATATGTCTAGTGTTCGTAGCACTTATGTTAAGGACCTTCCCAATGGTCAGTTTCAGTTGATATTAGTAATGAAGAATCTTGTGAAGGAAGGTAAGTTGCAAGAAGGGCGAGCCAAGTCTTATTATATGCCAGAGTTGGGAAAGAGAGAGATGGATGAGCTGTCGGCAGCTTTAACAAAACAAGGATATAAGGTTAAGGTTAAAGGACCAAATTTAGTTACCGACGCTTCAGAAAAAGAAATTCGTTCTTCTTTATTGTCCGTCCCTTATAGTATTCACACATCACCGGATTACAGGAGTAAAAGAGAAGAATTAGTTGGCGAAGCAAAGTCATCCTATTCACTTCACGCGATGGGTAACGGTTGGTCACATTCTAAAACAATCTCAGCAAACTCTCAAAAAGAAGCTGAGACTCAATTTCGTAACGACCCCCGATTTCGCCGTCAAGCTCGTCAAGCCGAAGAACGTTGGCAAGAGGTTCCCATAGTAGGTGATAGGGAAGCAAAATCGAAATTTGCAAAAACTACAAAAAAGAAAGTCGAACCACCTATGGATCGGTCAACATTTCTCAGTCGTATAAAAGGACCTGCACAAACAGCACCTCAACATTATGCGCCTTCTCCGAGCAAACGTCGTGGTCGGTAATAAAATTTAACAGCAGTGATACTTATAGGTTAGAGACTAACCTTAGTGGAGACAACGTATGGCTAATCTAGTCGCCGAACAGGAGATGTTTTTCAACTCATTTGAACCGAAGATGGTTAATCGGTTTATCATGTTTATGGATGGTGTTCCATCATTCATGGTCAAGGGAGTTGCAAGACCTACTCTAACACAAAATGCAAAAGAACTGCCGCACATTAACGTAGTAAGATACGTCAAAGGTAGAACTACATGGGGCACCATGCAGTTTACTCTGTATGACCCAATTGTTCCTTCTGGCGCACAGGCTGTTATGGAGTGGGTACGACTCCATCACGAATCCGTAACGGGTCGTGACGGATACGCCGACTTCTACAAGAAAGACCTGATTCTCAATATGCTTGGTCCTGTTGGTGACAAGGTTGAAGAATGGCTCATCAAAGGCGCCCAGATCACGGAAGCTTCGTTCAACGATGCTAATTGGGACTCAGATGATGTATTAGAAATCACACTGACTATTCAGCCTGATTTCTGTATCTTAAACTTCTAATCAAAAACCTCCAAGTAGTTATTGTGAATCTCCTTGTTTACTACTTATGGTAGGAACAGGGAGATTTCGTGCTTATGAGCATCATACCAGGCATTGTATTCAGCCGGGCTCGTTGGAGAGCCATCCGAAAGAGAAATGACACTATGGACCGAAACGTCTATCTTGACAATGATCATCTAATTGATTATCGTGTAGAGGAACGAACGACAGGCAAGTTCATTTCTGATTTATCCTTGACTGCCAGGCTAAGCCGTAACCCTACGGGTTCAGCAGTCCAATCATTCTTCTTAGATGGTGGCACGTCTAGTTTGGTATCAGCGTCGCAATTTGATGTTGGAACTACACAATTTATTGCAGCAATTGATGGCCAAAGTGATCCGCTGGTAACTCAAAGTATTCTTCAAATAACAACACAATCTTTATTCACCGAATTTACGGGCTCTAATTCAGGCAATGTGGTATTAACTGCGTCACTAACGGAAACTCCTGTGCGTAGTGGACATTACGAAGGGGTTATTCGGGGCGCTGATATTTCTACAGCACTGTCTCAATCACTCTCATCGTCATTCTCTCAAACGTTCAGCTCATCCTTTTGGTCTGCATCATTTGATACGGGCACACTAATTATTAGTGCAGGACTAACGACTTCCGTAGCATTCACTGCATCGGTAACTGGGCTTACATCATCAATCACCCAATCTGTTCTTGAGCAATTTCCCGAGAGTGATTATAAGGGAATTTTCGAAATCATTCAGTCTGGTTCCTTCTTAAAGGCAACTACGGCAATGACGCTACGTAGTGTGAGGTATTTGCCGTAATCCATCTATCCCAACTACTTATAGGTAGCCCCAAAAACAAAGGACTACCTATGGCAGAAAAGATTAGTGGTATTTATCGAATAGTTTGCATCAAGAATGGCCGATACTATTTTGGTTCGGCAAAAAATATTCACCGAAGGTGGTTAGGTCATAAAAGCACATTAAGACGAAGGAAACATAATAACCCTATTATTCAAGCGGTGTGGAACAAACACGGAGAAAACTCATTTTGCTGTGAACTGACAGAAATAGTTCCAATAAATAAGTTACTTGAAGTAGAGGATGTTTACCTCAAGGAAAATGTTGGTAAACTCAACTGCATGAATATTGCAAAAGATGCTACAGCACCAATGCGTGATAAAATAGTATCAGATGAAACAAAGCTTAAATTGAGTGAAGCATTAAAAGGAAATACGAATTGTAAAGGCCACAAACATTTACCAGAAACACTACACAAAATAAGTGAAGCAAATAAAGGTAAATTTTGTTCAGTAGAAACACGATGCAAAATAAGTGAAGCAAATAAAGGAAAGAAACGTTCAGCAATTGCACGTCGTAAGATGAGCAAAGCTCACATAAATAGACAATATAATCATGATAACAAAACAGGTAAATTTACTACATGAATACAAATTATCAAGTTATAGGACTATCAGGACACGCGGGATCAGGGAAAGATTACATCTTCGCAAGATACCTACGTCCGAGAGGGTTTCTTCAACTCTCTTTGTCGTGGCATTTCAAAGTTGATTTGATTGCGAAAGGCGTGATCACCTTTGAAGAAGCATTTGAAACCAAACCGCCTAATGTTAGAACCCTATTACAGCTCGTAGGAACTGAATTAGGTAGGAACATTTACGGAGAAAATATTTGGTGTGATACTCTAAAGACGTGGATGGATGTTTTCAATTTTCATTGGGGTTCCACACGATTCGCTATTCCAGATGTACGTTTTATGAGTGAATTGGATTTCATTCAACGTGATCTTGAAGGAAAGGTTATTCGTGTTGTAGCTCCAGGTCGATCAGACGCCACTAGCTTGGATTCGACACAACGAGCACACGCATCAGAAGCAGAGATGGATAAAATGCATGATGTGATTTTTGATGGGATTGTCTATAATGACCCCGGCGATCCTGTTGATAAACAATTGGGGGTCTTGTTTGAGGAATTTGGTTATGAGTACGACACAATACAAACCGTTCATACCTAAAGGCAAAAGATTTTTTGTCTATGTGGGCGGACCTATTTCAAAAGGTCCGTGGGACGGAAACATGCTACAAGCAACGCGAGCATTTAATATGTTTGTATATGGTGGCCTCATTCCCTTTGTTCCGCATGCCACCTCGACTCTTAATAAACAATACGTTTCAGGAAAGATTTCAGTTGCCCCCACAGACGATTATCATTTTTGGTTGGGCTATGACTTCTCATACTTACGTGATGTAATGCACGCAATGTTGAGGATGCCGGGCGAGTCTTGGGGAACTGACAGAGAAGAAGAATACATGATCTCAATAAACAAATCAGTATTCGATACCGTAGAAGAGATATTTGACTATGCTGAGAGTCTTGGTTATGAGATTAACCGAGAGCTAGCATTTAGATTTGGGGAGGAATTTGATGCCGTATATAACGCAGTTAGCACGACTAAGGCTGAATAGTATTATTTCAGCATTCGCCAACCTTGATGGAAATACCACGGCTGGTGAGCTTAACTTTCTTATCACTCAACTGATTAGTCAGTACCTAATAGCCAAGGGATTGAACTATGACGCAATCAATGAAGTTCGAGGTGCGTTAGAGAATTGTACCTCAGAATTTTATCGACGTATCGCTGTGCCTTATGAGAAAACGAAGATAAGAGATAATGGTGATGTAGACGGATATGCTGACCTTCTAAGGCTCATAGACTCTTAGAAGGTTTAACTCGTATTCCGTGTTTCTCGGAAAACTTTTTGACAATATTGGGCCGTCCTATGTGCAGGATGGCCCTTGTCATAAGCAGCCTCAATGTTTAACAGACTTAATCACTATTTATATTGGTAGTTGGGTCTTTATAGTTGGGGCGTTGTTATGCCTAGGGGTCAGGATGATTCAATGGTCTACAATTGGAAATTCGTTCGCGACGTTTCTCCACGAATCAAAAGCATCAGAAGAAGCTAAAAAACGAGGATTAGTTCCATCAAAACGCAGAGGGTATTATGAGGACCCGGCAAAGCCGGGCGTTGTAGTTGCTAAGAGCGAAAGGGGTGGAACTCGACTTGCTGCGGTCAAGCCCAAAGCTGCTCCTAAGAAAAGGACAGTCGCACCTCCTAAAGCTAAAAGACCTACTGTCAGAAAGAAAGTTGCTAAAGCCCGAGC